TGCTAGCTCATCTATGGCCGCCTGGTTATAAGCAATCTCAGTGGCCGTTGTGGGCGTTGCCGCTTCCATGCGGGACTGAATGATTGCAGGCGTTGACTGAGTGGCACGGGCCACATCAGCAGCGCTGATCTGGTATTGATTCATCAAGCTCTCAAACTGGGCATCGCTCAAGCCTTGAGCCTCGCCCTGTTTGATTGCGTCAACAATGTTCTTGTCAAACTGTTGTTGACTGATGCCATTAGCCAATGACCATGCTAGTGCTGGTGAAGTTGCCATATTTATCCCTTAAAGTTCCTTTGCCATTACAGACCACTGTGGACTGTAACCTTCGTCTTTCAAAAATGTCTTTGCCCAGCCTCTTCGGCCTGCCAAAGTCACCCTAATGCAGCCAACAGACTTGCCCCAGGATTCGATCAATGGTCGCATCCGTGAGAGTTCGTCTAGGTCGCCACCAGCCAAGAAGTAATGCAAATTCTTTAGCCTTGGGTAATCGATGATTTCTGTCAAAACCACCGAGTCTTTGGCTGGCCACAGCTGTAATCTGTGATCCTCGACCATCTCAGCGACATCGTCAAAATTGTGTGTGCCTCCACTGTATTCTAAAGCAGCCTCCACATGGTGGCGCAGCCTTTCCAAATGTTCTTGGTCGCTCATCGCTTACCGGCAGGGATGGCCTCAAGCCTCATCACCCCAATGCGCCAGTCAGACAAAGTGTCACCAGTCACCCGCATATTGACTTGGCGCCCAGAGAACCGGACAGAAGTCGGGTTGGCTGCCGTATATGGTCCAAATGTGGATTGTGTGCCAGTTGGGTAATTGCGGGTTTTAAATGAAACCACCGCCTCACCCAGCGTCTGCTCATCTGGGACCACTTGGCGCACAGACATGATGTTGTCGCCATTGCCCAGTTGGACTGGGCCAGACTCAGCAAAAAGGCTTGAGCCATCGTAGTTAAAGCCGACCTCATGCTCATAGATGTAACCATCGCTTGAGACCATCAGAGGGTATGTGTAGACACCAGAGTCAACACCAGCGTTTCTGGCCAATGTGCCAATGTTCCAGTGGTTTTCGCGGTAGTTGAAAGTGACGTAGCTGTCGTTTTCATTACTGGCCGCACTTGGGTAATACCACCAAATCTCACCATACTTGCTGACATGGACCGCATAAATCTTCGATGCCTGGGCAAAGTTGATATTGGCAAAAATGTAATCTGACACATCACTTGGCAGTGGCTTGACATATCCGTCATATATCCAGAAGCCAGAATTGCTCATCCAAATGGCTGCCGTATCAATGGCCGCCACAGACTGGGCTGAAATGAGGCCGCAGCCACTTGCCGCCTTCTCAAAGCCATAGACAAATGGTGCGCCAACATACTGGGCCGTGTGGACATCCACATCTGTAAACAGTAGATTGACACCCTTGACCCGCTTGCCGGCAATGAGTGAGCCAGGCGTGGCTAAGTCATAGTCGCCTGCAAGGTTGTCGCCTGCCGGTGTCCAAAGGGTATTGTTCTCTTGGTCGCACCACTGCACTTTGCGTGGGTTTCCACCAGCACCAAGGGCAAAGATAATGCGCTCTTGGGTGACTAAAACCGCCTTGTTGCTCACTGGTGCATTGGCAATTGCCGCTGCAAGGGTGGGCGTTGAAAAGCCAAGCTGCCACTCGTAGAGCTTGCCATCGGTGCTGGAGCAAGCAATCAAATACTCGCCCCATGTATCGAGTGACCAGGTGGTGGCTGCAATGGGAGTGCCGGTGTCAGGTCGTGCCACGCCATAGGCAAATGAGCCATAGGCGTTATAGCCGTAACCGGTCAGCACTGTGGAGCTTGCATAGCCTGTGGTGAACCCAGTTGGCGTGATGTCCTTCAACGTGCCAAGCGCATTCATCACATACAGTTTGGTATGCGTTCCAGCTGCGATCCATCGGTCTGCACCATTGTCGCGCCAAGTGATAATGCCTCGGCATGAGCCTGACATCTGTGAGCTTGACCTGGTGCGCCACCCATTGATGGGCCTGAGTGTCCCCTCATACCAGCGCACTAGGTTTGCGTCATACCAGCGGCCTGCTGCCTGGTATTCAGTACCATTTCGGAAAACACCTGGGGGCAATTTGAGTGGTATGTACATGATGACAATTATGTAATGTTTGACACAAAGCTCATCGTGACGATGGCCGATGGAGTGGCTGGCCGTGTGGGGCTTGTTCCAGCAGCGTATTGCTCAATGGAGACACCAACATCGCTCACTCGCCACATTATCTCAAGATAGTCAGTGCTGTTCATACTCACAAAGAAATTCAATGCAGCAATGGTGTGACTTGGATCGCCTGATGACTTTCTGGGGGACATATTGAATCTGCTGTTTGAATTGGCAATATTTGTCCCATTCTTTCTAAACCAGATTTCAACGTCTTGCGTGTCATTGGTCGTGTTTTTCACTTGAATGGAAAACTGGCAGTTCCAGATTCCGGCATCGGCCACAGTGATTCTGGACCCACTGGCCAAAGTCACGCCATTGGAAAAGTCTGTCGTGTTGAATGTGACGGCATAGGCCGCTGTGGTGCTTGCAGCCGTTTGGTCGGTCGAGTCTTGAAAAGCCCCATAAGGCGCATTCATAAATTTGCCGCCCCTTGGTCCAAACAGAGACCCCAGCACAAATGACAGTTTCTTGAAGTAAACAGTCAATGCGCCATTGTTTTCGTTGAAATGCCTGCGCTCATAGACCTCGGTCGGATAACCGAGTCCTGGTGGGGTGGGATTCTCAAGTTGTTGTGTTTGGCTGGACATGGCTAATTATGTCAGGACAGACAGCGCATGGTTGATGTGCTTTATCCGATCATCCAAGCCAATAAAGCCGCCATTGATCTTTTTGGTCATGGTCTTGTAGTCTTGGTTATCCGCATACTGGTTGAGCTTGTGGGTGTCCCAAAACCATCCAGCAGTCAGGGCTGCATACTGGGGCGTGGCCACCAGCTCTGGCTGCATGATCAGGTCCACACCCAGCGCCTTGCCAGCGTGGTGGTAGTTCGCAGACCCTGTGAGCTGGATGCATCCTCGGCCAATGAAGCGCCAGGCATCCCCAGAAGCCTCATCTCGGTTGCCCATCCGGTTGCTGTAGACAGTTGTGGCAATCAGCTTTGGATTGCGAGCACAGGCTTGGGCCTTGGCCGCATCAAAGCGCTTGGGCCATAGCTTTTGCAGAGCCTCTGCCCTGTAATTGAGATTCTCTTGCAGTACCTTGAAATTACCGCACTCATGGCCACACTGGCCAATAAAGGCAGCTTGGCGCAGGGGCGTTGAAATGTCAAAGCGCTGGAAAGTCTCGTTAAGCGCATCGACCCATTCTGGACCAATGTGTAGTTGTTGGAGCTGCTGACTATTGACCATTGACCAAACTCCTTACTTCGTTATAGGCATCAATGCAGGCATTGAGCTGGGCCGTGTTTCTGTCACCTTGGGCCACTATTTCGGCAATGGCTTGGAGGGTTTCTCGCTCGGCATCAGGAGCTGGGTCAGCCGGTCTGTCAGATTGGCTTCCTGCTTCTTTGCTATCTGGGGCGGCAGTGGTGGCACTTGCACTGGCTTGAACACAACTGGGGGCTGAGATGCGCACCCTGCCAGAGCGAATAGCACGATCAAGGGCAGACTGCTTTTGATTGATGACATTGGTGGTCTCCTGTAACTTGGTTGCGTTTGCATTCAATTGCTCATTAAGTTTTTGCTCGGTAGCTCTGGATTCCTCATTCTTTTGGGCAATGGCAATCTTCATGTCATTGTCTCGCTCTAGCCACCCGTAGTGGTGGCCCACTCGGTATGTACCAAATAATGAGACCAACACACCAACAATGAGCCAGGGTAGGGGTATTGGTAACATCAATCAGTCTCCTGTCTGGCCTGTGCCAGCTGTTCGCGCTCATAGTCATCCTCAAGATGCTCTGGTGGCGTTGTGGGTGGTGGACCAGGAGTCCATGACTCGTCTAGCTCTGGATTGGTCCATGTTGGCATGGCCCCAAATGGCTGGCTTGGGATGCCATTGGTGCTAGATGTAAAGCCGTGATTGTTGCTGTATCCGTATTGCTGGCCATAGCCCTGCATGGGCTGGCACATCGGCTGGCCCATGGGCTGCATGGATTGCTGGCCACCAAAAGCCTTGGCAGCAGACCCCACAGCCTTTTTGCCCATCACCGCACCAATACCGCCAACAATGAGCAAAACAATGTCGTTCAGCATCTTTGTATAAGCCTGGTCAATGGGGGCCATTGATTTGATGGGCTGGGTGACAAAGGTCACTGAGTACAAAAGCGCCACCACAATGAAGCAGAGAATGCAAGTCACCGCAATGACCACAAAGCCCCAGACTCTGACCTCGATCTCGTCAGGGGTTAGATTTTGCTTCTGGCTGGACATCGTTGACCTTTTTTTCAAGAATTGGTGCGACCAAGTATTCTGGACACATCTGGGTAAACAAACACTTTGGCTTCTGACATTCTGGGGCATGGAAGTGGTCAGGATTCTGGCACTTGTATCGATACCGATCTTCGCAGCCAGTGAGCATTATCAAAGCAATTGCGATCAGATATTTCATACCTTGATGTCCACCGCTTTAGCCCATTGAGTCTTAATCTCTTGGACTTTCTGTTGTTGTTGAGCCTGCTGGTTTAATTCTGCCAGGCGCTTCATATTCTGTTGATGGGCCACTCGGTGAGCCTCTGACAACATTTGAGCATTCTGTTGGTAAGTGGTAATTCTCATTTGCCTAATCCTATTCTACCCAGCAGTAAATTAACGATCCGGTCCGACAAGTCATCCGGCAAAAACTTCAGAAAACCAAGGGCATATAAAGCCACACATCCGTAAACGAATATCTTGAGGCATAGGTCAAAGGTCTTCTGATACTCATTCACCGACCGCACCTTCTAGTGGTGGCACAGAATTCCATCAGCTCATTGACCCCAATAAACACCAAAAACAAGACAAAAGCCACACCGCCAATGATCATGGCAATTTCGTTCATTTCATCTTCTTTGGCCTTGGCAGCCTTTTCTGCTTTCTTTAAAGCGCTCAATTCTTTGGCATCAGCAAGGTCCATTTCAGCCTGGCGCGCCTTGATCTTGTTCCAGACATCGATCTTGCCGGTCTGCATGAAAAGCATTTTCAGCTCTTCCTCAAAGGCTCTGGCCTGCTCCAGTGCCATCTCGATCTGGAGGGCAGTCCCCATGTTCGAGCCTTTGCCAGACTGCTTGGCTTGCAGCATGGCCTTGGTGGCCACAGACTTGGCATCGAAAAGTTTGCCAATCATGGGCGCGAGTGAGCCAAGGTCTTGGGCAACACCTGCTGCCTTCTTGACCATGCTGATGGCGCTTTGTATCCCTGCTAGGGCCGTGATTGGATCGATCATTTCCTCTTCTCCCATTTAATGCAAACAACCTTCCGATTGTAGACATCACCGGTCCAAGCCCACCTGGTGCATCGATATTCGGCAGCTGCTAATAGGACCAGAGCATAGATCATGGCCACATCAAAATGATGACAAAGAATGACCAAACAATGGTCAGGACAAGCAAGACCGCAGCAATGAGTGCCACGGCCCAGTCTCTCATAGCCCGAATATCTTCTTGACGAATTCGGCAGCCACACCTGGTCCAAACAACACGGCAATGATTACCGCATAGAGAAGATATTCAATCTTCGTCATGCGCTTGTCGCCATCGCGCAATGACTTGTCTATGTTGTTGTATCTCTCTAGGCAGATTGCTTCATGCACGGCAAGCCTCTTGTCAACATCGGCATCCATGATTCAACCTATGCCCATTTCTTTGCGTATTTTGGTTGCTGAGATTGCGTGTGTAGCGTCATCAAAAGACTCTTGCTCAATCTTGTAGCCAACATCACGACCATAGGTAATGTTAACAATGTTTGGCACAAGCTGAATCTCATACTGACCTTGGTACAAAGGGTCAAGATCACGCTTGATAAAGTCTTTAACCTGATTAGCCGCAAAAGGGTTTGAGCCGTTCCACCCTTGACAGTCTCTAATCTGAATGACCACCTGACCAGTCTTTGCCAATGCTCTCTCAAACAGCTTGCGATGACCTTCATGCCAAGGTTGCCATCTGCCAAGCATTTGGACAGTTTCTTTTTGCCAATTAAAGATGGGGCGCTGGCGGTTGTCTAAGATATGTGCAGAAATAAACTCGCCCCACTTCTCGGCCTTTTGCTCAGTAATCCTAAAATCATATTGCTCTGGCTGGACAAACACTTTGTTTGTATCTTCAAACCGGCCTTGGTCAATCGTGTCAACCCAGACAGTCCAATCAGCCTTGAAATTGTTTCGCATCTCAACTAAAGGCGCAACAAAGTCGCAGATCACATAATCCACATCGTAGCCGTCAGCAAGATCACGCATTCTCAAACTTTGGCGAATACGGCCTTCATGGGAAAAGTCCCAGTCGTTGTATTTCTTACGCACATCATCAGCATTCAACCACATGACTGTCTTGCGGTTGTTTTGCAAATGCTCAAGGATGTGCTGTGCAAGGTAAGTTTTACCAGCACCAGGCAACCCCATAATTAGAATGCGTTTCATCCCTTGACCTTATAGAGCTGCTTCATTGAAAACTCTGGTGCTGATGTGCGCCAGAACTCTTTGCCGCCATATTTATCCCAGACCGATTTTGGCAGTATTGATGGGCGCTCTTGCCATGTAACTTTTTTGCGTACTGTGTGCAGGCTTTTCATGTTCAAACCTCTGTCAAATACTTCGTTCTCATACTCAACATTCTTGAAGTCATGGTCAAAATATGGCTTATTGATAAACCCATAAATCTCACGCATGACACTCTCAGGCTGCTTGCACAAAGATTCATATTCCACCAACAAAATCATGTCTGGATTTAGCATTAAACCTTCTTCTAAGAAGTAATAAGGCTTGACCACTTGGCCTTCCTTTTTTACATCCATTAGCGCATCACATCTTGTCGTTACTGTTTGATTTGCTTCGGTGTCTGTCAGGGTTGCACCATACAAAGAATTCTTGGCTGAAATACGCTCAAAACTGTCAAGTATCCAAGGCAGATCACGCACGCAGCAAATAATCTTGGTCTGTGGATATAGGTCTTTTAAAAGAGATGTTTTGGCAGTCCATCCCCTATTTGTGTCAAATACAGTCTTGGGACTGACAGACTCATAGTAGGCGTTAAACAAAGAACGTAGGATGCTCTTGCGTTTATCTTCATCAATCAAGTGATTGCTTTCGCTTCCAGTAATGACATTGATGGTTGATGCCACCAAGCCTTGTACTGGCGAGGAAATATCTGCGTAGAACTCAGGGTTCTGGCGCAAAATAGCCGAGAGCAGGGTTGAGCCTGACCTTGGCAAACCTGAGATGAAGAAAAACTCTTTCATTCTATTGGAATCCAATTGACTGAAGCCTCATCCCATTTATAACGCACATTGCCACCATTGATGACCGCATTAGCGGGTCTTGGTACTGGTGCGCCCCATGTCATTGTGTCTAAGTATCCAATCCAAGATGGGTAAGGTCTAAGGGCTTCATGCTCAGCAGTTCTTAATGTTGTGTATTCTTCTTCAGTCAAAACTTCTAAAACACCCGCAATGGTTGTGTCTGCATCGTCATCGCAAGTGCCATAGTATCTAGGCGCTCTTAAATATGTGCCATCAGATGCCAACTCAATAGGCCATGTGGATTTGTCTTGCCAGATGATTTGCAAGCCCTTGACGTCTGGCATCGATGGGCCTGTACGTTGAGGTTCTGATGTGCAGGGTATTTTGGTTATTGCGTCAACTTCGGTTATACAAATGTATTTCATAATTTTCCTTAAACTGCAACCCTGCGAACTGCTCTGGCACGCAATCCTCCGTCTTTTTGATAGCTAAACTGATAACCAGTTGCAAAATACTGACCCCATGAAAATGCAGCAGAATATTCGGTGCTAGACCAATAATCACCCGTAAAGTCTTCTGCACCTGTATTTTTAAAATCAGCCGCAGAAGTTTGTGCTGGTGTTCCTGTCGTGTAATTACTGGCTCTTGCAGGTACTGCATTTGCATTTATTCCACTGCCTGTTTGATTGTTTGTAGTCGTAGGCTTTAGATTGAAGTAACAAACTTCTAACTCATTTTTGGCTGGCAAATACCAATCAGAGAATCCACCAACTGTCAAACCTTCACAAAATTCTGCTGCTGGATGAGTCGCGTTGTTCATATTTGAACTGTTAGTAGGCCCGTCAATTACTGATGAAGTTCCTGCTGTACTTGTGTTAATTATTTTCCATTGTTTTGAAGCACTTTGAGCTGATGCTACTGGCCCAATAACTAAATTGAAATCAGCAATACCATTGCCCGCTGTTGATATTTGACCAGCAAAAAATCCGCCTTCATAAGCCTCGCCAATAGCAAGACCAAATGACCTTTGGTTTTGAAATACAGCTTGTAATGCGCCACTCATGTCAATCCACTCCCTGAAATAAGCCAAGTTGTTGAAGTCATTTTGATTGCCGTAGCAGACCCATACTGAGCCAAAGTGCGTGAGCCAGTTGTGCCAGCAGAAGACAAATACATAGTGTCAGAAGTAATCGCAATAGTTACTGCCTGAGAAGTCATGTTAATAAATGTAATTGCCGTTCCAAGTGCATAAGCCACATTTGCATTTGAGTCAATCGTGAATGTTCTGGCATTTGCATCAGTTGAGGGATGGAAAATCACCTTCCCTGAGTCTGCTAATACTGTTGTGTAAGCTGCAGACTTACTACTGATAGGAATGTTTCTAAAGCCAACTGCGTCTGTTCCATCAACTGTACAAGAACCTAAATTTCCAGATGCCGGAGTGCCTAATAATGGCGTGACAAGTGTTGGGCTGGTTGACAACACATTATTGCCAGAGCCTGTACTTGTTCCAACACCAGTACCGCCTTTGGCAACTTTTAGCACTGGGCCGGCATCAAACAATGCGTCAATTAAATCTAAGTCCGAATTGACTTTCGTTCCCCAGGTGTCGGTGGATGCACCGACTTCTGGTTTTGTCAGCAATAGATTTGTGGTGGTTGTATCTGCCATGTTTACCCCTATGCGGCTATTTGCCAAGATTCACTATTATCAGAAATTGCAGTCCAAGTTTCACTTGAATCTGAAATTGCATTCCATGTTTCAGACTGGTCAGATATTGGGGTCCAGCTTTCTGAATTATCAGATATTGCTGTCCAAGTCTCTGGCGTATCGTTTTCGTCTTCCCATTTTAGTCTTGCATTGACCGCCATAGATGACGATTCTGTAAATGACACTGCACCAGGCTGTCTGCGAGTGACATTGATTACCATGGTGCTAGTGCCGACCACAGCAAAGCCACTGCTGCCAATGATACTAGTGGAAACAGTTAATGTGGATGTGTCAAAAACATTGAAAGCGCCAAATGCCACCCTTGTGGCGCTTGTGGCCATGGTGCTTGTGTCGCTGATGGCAATGGCAGCAGACGCATACCTGACACCGGACATCGACATGGTGCTTGTGTCGCTGATGCTGGCTGCGCCTATGGCATAGCGCAGGCCGTTGACGGCCATGGTGCTTGTGTCTGATATCGCCAGGCTTGCTACCAGAATTGAATTGGCATTGACCACCATTGTGCTGGTGTCAGATATCGCCAAAGCGCCAAATGTAAATCTGGTCGCTGCCACCGACATGGTGGACTGGGCATAAATCTCAAACTGGGCATTGGAGACCACAGTGGCCCCAACGGCCATGGAGCTGGTGGCGCTGATGGCCACACTTGGCTCAAATGTGCCTCTGGAGTAGTTTCCCTTGCCGTAGGAGCCGTAGCCGTAGCCTACCCTTGGATCAGAGTATTGACCAGCGCCAAAATTCCCTGATCCATAAGATGCCATATCAAGCCAAAGTGATGCTCAATGAAGTCGCTGGAATGCGCAGCACATCGCCATCATTGATGGTGCGAGCTGTGGACAATGGCGCCCAGGCTAAAAGGTTTCCAGAAGTGGATGCATCAAAGATTCCAGCCCAGCCAATTGATCCCCAGTTTCCACCAGAGGCAGCTGCAAACTCGATGGCCGCTGCATTGGTGAATGTCGTGGCCGTGCCAGACCCAGAGATCGTGCCAGTCACCACCCGTGCGTAGCCACTGCCAGACACCTCAGTGCCGCCACCCGTGTCGCTTGGTGCAGCCGTGAATAGGCCAACATACCAGGCAGTGGGGCGCGTTGCAGAATTTGTGGTGAAGACCCAATTTAAAACTAGGTTTTCGGTGTAATCTGTAAAAGATGACATATCAGTCCTTATCCAAAAGTCTTTGCACGGGTCAACAATGCACCACCAGAAGATGCACCGCGATCATCGGCAGTTTGTGAGTCGTTCAAGGCTCGCTCATAGAGTGTTGCCCATGTCTGGATTCTCGCATCATCTTGCAAGTATGGTGCAGCCTGCAATAGCGCGCCATACAGATAAATGTCGGGGTTTGATGTCAAAAGCCAGTTGGTGGCCACAGTGCTTGATAACTTTGTCAACTTTGCGTAATAGGTCAGCTCGGTGGTGTAGTTACTGTCTGGTGTCGGGACAATTCTAAATTGGCCACCGACCACGCCAAAGAATCTAGGTTTGCCACTTGCAGTGTATTCGGCCGCCTTATTGTCTAGGGCATCGATGCTCAAAAATTCCAATGGGGTCTGGGGATTTGTGCTTGTGAGCTTCAGAGACTTGGTCTCCAAAAAGTCACTTGGCACAGCACCATATTGCGCATCAAAAGACGCATTGGCCCTGACGATCATCTGCCTGGTGCGCAGTGTGCGCTCCACTTGTGCTTCGGCCAGAGAGATAAAGTCAGGAATGACAGTCGTCAGGTCCGACCGATTAAGCCAGTCACCAATGGATGTCTTTAGTTCTGCATAGGTGCTAAGTGCCATTTTTCGCCTCTTTTTCCATCTCTTTTTCCATCTCTTTTTCCATCTCTTCTTTGACAACCCAAGTGTGAGGGTGGCCAAACTCAAAAGAGCCTATGTGGCCAATCTCTTGAGAAACATCATGGTCGATGTAGACCTTGTAGCCCAGCTCTTGAGCTTTCTTACAAAAGAACACATCCTCACCCATGTAGCCCCGTGTAGTCTGCCAAGGCATATCAAACCATGGCTCAGACATACCCTCAAACACCTCGCGCTTGATCAGCATTATGCCCGTTCCAATGCTTCCCACCTCTTCCAATCCAGTCGAATCTGGCATGGTGTAGACGGGGATTCGTTTGCCGTTTTCGTCATAGTTCTGGGCCGTTGGACCAGTGGGCATTCTGCGCCTGGCACAGTTGGCAGCCACAATGTCTTTGTCATGGGCCAAGAGCCTTCCCACCATGTTTTGGGGAAATGTCATGTCAGAGTCAATGAAGAGAATGTGTGAGCAGCCCTCGGCCATCGCATCCAAGCAAAGGTCAGCCCTTTGGTTTTGGAGAATCGTGCCTTGCATCAGTTTCAGACTAATTGCGTCTTCAGTGCTGATTGTGTGATACGCCACCATATTGACTAAGCAATAGCAATAGTTGGTGTGGACTTGATCACGGGCAGGGGTGCATACAGCAATGT